TAATAGAGAGCGATTTTATTAAGAAGATTTCAACTGACCCAACCATTTTACAAAGAGCATAAAAGGTAGCCGAATAAGCTACCTCACCTATATCTTTAAATCTTTCAAGAACGCTCTCAAATTACGAACGTCCTTTTTAATTAGCATTTCATTCACTGTATTACCATTATAAGTATCATATATAGAAATACGTAATATTGGAACTTTTCTTATAACTGAATTCAAATCTTTTATGAAATCATAAAAAGCCCTTTGCCTCCATCTAGAACTGCCATTTTCTGATAAATCACCATAATCTCCACTAATAACAAAATTTTTATCAGAAGAGTTTGTCTTCCAATTATTTCCCCAACTTGCAGCTCTTAAACATTGTTCTTCCTTTGTTAAACAATATGTTTTATAATTAGAAACTGAAAAAAAAGGGAAATCATTGTAGATAGAAGAAGCCAATGTCTCAAGTCGGTATCGATTGAAATGTCTTTCTTCGTCAAGCTCAATACAAAAATCTTTCAATGAAATATCCCAGGGACCATAGTTTATGGGGATTTGTTCAGAAGTTCCTCCTAATGCTGAATAAACTCTTTCCACCTCATTTATTAGCCCAGAATATTCAATCTCAAAGATTGATAACTTTGGAGATTTTATCAATGAACCACTGTATATATCCTCTGTAATTGATTTTAATAAGGTTTGTCTTTCTCCCATATCTTGTTGTATTATAAATATATTGCATTAGTTAATGCATCTCTGTTATTTTCATCCTAAATTCCCGCAGCTGGTCGATAGTAGGATAGAATGTAGGATTCTCCCAGTTCCTTGATATCATTTGTATCATTGATGACAGAAAAGAAGCACAGTCTAGTACTGTAGTTGCTTTATTGATTTGAAATTTGCCATCAGGATATGATTTATTACTAAGCGTTTCTTTCGCCCATGCTAGCAACTCCTGCACGGAATCGTGGTCGTATTTATTTTCTTCTGCCATATCGTTTTTATTTTAGGCAAAAGTAGAGAAAGTTATTCAAATAAAAAAGCCCCGACTATTCAGTCAGGGCAAAATTCCGCCGTCGCGGATTTGGAATTATGGGATTCCACGACAAAGGTACTACTTATTCCTTACCTTATGTACTATCAACACAATTATTATTAAAACTATGATACCTACGTAAACCTTATCTTTATGCAAGTCCCACCAAGATAATTCGATGACTTTTTCTTTCTGATTCATTAAGGCATTCATTTTGTTACTTATCGTATCCAATCGATTAGAAAATTGCTGCAAAGTAATAGATAATGTTTCATAGACTTCGGTCCGTTCTTGCTCCTGTTTGGAAGCGGTGGTAGTACTTTCTTTGACCGGGTATTGTTTTCCGGTTGAATCCGGAAGCGATAAGTAAACTGTTTTATTCTCAATTTTCAGATCACTCAACTTGTCAGTAGTAATCTTCGTTTGCTTACTTACATCAGTCCTCAATGACTCAATTATACTTTGAATACGACTCAATTCACCGGAATAGTCTACTTGCTTTTGAGTTTCCATATTCCGGGAAGTCTTGCAGGAAGTAAACCATATTCCCGACATCAGGAATATGGTTATATAGATTAGCGTTTTCATGGTCGGATCACTGTATTACGAAGAAAATTAGAAAATTCACTCCTGACATCGAAGCAGGGACAAGCCTTGATATATTCTGCCGGCTCTACTTCACCACTGCCGTCCAGATCCGGCGAAGTATCACGGTGTCCGAGTACTTCAATTATAGGATATTCCTTACAGAGCTTCGCGACCAATTCGCGTAGTGCTGTCCTTTGAGCTGTAGTACGTGTATCTGCAGGTTTTCCAGATGCATCCAAACCTCCGATATAACAGATGCCAACACTATGCTTATTATACGAAGACTTTGAAAATCCTTTGGTATTACAATGCGCTCCGTCAATGCTTAACGGTCGTCCATTCTCAACCATTCCGTCAAGGTCAACAATGAAGTTATAACCGATTTGATTGAATCCCCGAGCCCGGTGCATCCGGTCAATATCTTTGGCTCGTAAATCCTGTCCGGCACGCGTGGCCGAACAATGGATGATAATTGCATCAATAGTTTTCATTTTGCGTCTCCTTTTTGTAAGTAGTTCGTTAAATAGGGGATGTTCTTTATAAACTCAACACTTAATACATAGTGCAAGAAAGCTACTACCTTATGGCCATTGCTAGAGTTGGGTAGAATTTCTTTGATATTCCTTAGAATGTTCACCCCGTAGAAATAGAAAACGCTATATGTAATAAATGAAACACATTGTAGCGCACCTTCCGGATTTCCTTTGTGTTCACCAATAAAGTAGATACAGCTAACCAAGGTAAAGAAAATAGTTGCTTCTACGATACACCTCCAAGCCTTTTTAAAAGAAAAACTCTCATGATTGATAAGGAGTGCAGTAAGTAACCCGCAAATGAAATTGAGGGCAAATACAGCAATAAGACTTTTGATCTCTCCAGAAATAGGATTGAGATAAGCAGCTATGCCGGTAACCAATCCAATAAGTAAGTTTTTGAAATAATCCATATCATTTTTATCTAAAATATTAATACTTTATTTTAATACCTCGCTACAATCATCAATAGCTGTCTGAAATACTTGTTTCACTTCGCCAGAGGTTAGCCCATGATCCTCATGTAGCGAGAATCCAGTTACTCCATTTCGAGAAATATTGAAGAAGCCGACAGTCGTTTCATCTTTGACAATCTCGGCAGTAATATCTTTCACCGCTTCGGTACCACGGGTTGACATTCTGTACTTAATCCTGATAGCGTCCGTAACCTTAGTTGTGGCAGTACTGTTAGTTGATGTAATATTCATTCTTTACCTCCTCCTTCAATTAGTTCATTAATTTGCCCGAAAGCACCTGCCGTAAAGACATCTGCACAAATCTCCTTTAAGAGAGTAGCGTCTTCTGTTGTAATCTCAAGTATTCCTCGGTTATTTATGATTTGTTGGAGCATATTGTAGGCACGTAGTTTTTTTGCCATATCCATACCTGATTGAGGATTCATACCGGCAGCATAAAGCGCTTCCGAAACCATATCACGAAGAAACTGCTTCTGTTCCTTGCCATTGACTATTTTAATGGCTTCCTTACCTCTAAAATCTATTAAAGGTTTGTTTAAATTTAATTTCATAATCATTAATATTAAGCGATTGATACTAATAGTCCTTTTCTGAACTTCATATTACTACCAAAATCAAAATCAATTCCTTGGTAATAGTTTATACTTCCATCTGAATTCCGGCTTGTAATACAACCAAAATTATCGGCAAGGCATAATTCACTTGATAAAGAACCTTTCACATAAACTCCTCCATCAAAAAAGCCGGCGTATGTTGTACTAGCCAGTGGGTAGCTTCTGTCTGATGCATTTAGATTCCTGGAAGCATAAATACAAGCTCCACCAAAATTGGAACCAATAGATGCGATCCCAAAACGTCCGTCTGTTTCTGCATTGAAAGTAACGTTAACAACGCCTTCTTTTGCTGTTCCAGAACCTAATTTCAAACTACGAGATGTTCCGCCAAAATACCCTGAACGCGTCCAAACGAGACGTCCATTTTCGATAGTAAAACCACCTATGAACCCGGAGTCAGCATCTATCCTGCGAACCTTTATCAAATCAGTATTCAAATACCCGCCTACAACAATTGTAGTACCAAGTTTTGCATATTCGACTGCATCCTCAAATGCTAATTTACCCAATCCGTCTCGATCAATCTTGGAGTTAATCATTGTCTGCAGATCACTATGCAGTGCGGTGATTGTAACAGCACCTTCCAAATTAATTTTAGATGAATGAATCGTCGTTTCACCTGCTGCCTGGTTAATATAAGATATAAGCGTATTGCCGTTTTCCAGTTCTTTAGAAGCATATATCTTATTACCGTCAGCTGTAGTAATCCAACCTGCAGTATCTATCCGCTGCGTCAGGCTGTCAACTCGAGTTACTTGTGCGGAGATTTGAGTATTGAGTACTTTCAAATCGGCTGTACACTCATCGGAATAGCTTTTCAGTTTGTCGTGAATAGCTTTGTTTGCTTCTTCAACAGCTGTATTAAAACTAGCTAAAGCAGAGTTGAATAGAGTAAACTTATCATCTACATTCTTTTTTTCCTCAATAGTCGTTTGTCCATCTGCAATAGCCGTATTTATTGCAGCAATAAGATTATCAATAGCACCAAATAAGGAAACCTTGGCATTAAGTAAGGCTGTTTTTGCAGAACCTTCCAGATAGGTATTCACATATAGTTTATTATATGTAGCTTCAACGGCAGATTTCGTATTTTTGACTGTATTCAGATATTTTTCAATGGCTTTCGCTTCCGCCCCGTCAATGATACCGTCCGCAAATGCGCCATCCACATAATCATGTAAGCCATCGACTGAATCGGCAGCGTCCTGCGCAGCCTTAGCAGCGTTCGCTGCATCCTCTAAAGCTTGTATCGCTTGTTTCAGTGCCTCGTCGGAATATTCCTTTAGTTTATCCTGTATTGCCTTATTTGCTTCTTCAACAGCTGTATTGAAAGTTGCTAAGGCTGAATTAAACAGAGTAAACTTATTATCTACATCTCTTTTTTCCTCTACAGTGGTCTGTCCGTCAGCGATGGCTGTATTGATAGCATTTATAAGGTTCTCAATACTTCCCATCAATGTAACCTTAGCATTGAGCAAACCAACTTTTGCAGAGCCGGATAAATAAACATTCGTGTAGAGTTTATTATAAGTTGCTTCGATAGCCTGTTTGGTATTGTTGACAGTATTGATATACTTCTCAATAGCTCTTGCCTCTGCTTCGTCTATAAGACCGTCAGCGAAGGCTCCATCTACATAGTTATGAAGTCCTTCCACTGAATCGGCAGCATCTTTGGCCGCTTTAGCTGCATCTTTTATTTCCTGATGAGCAGCTTCCCATTCAGACAGATTTTCCAATCCGGAAGAACCTGCTTTTATTTGAATGTTACCGCCTATCTCACTTTTTACCAGATCGAAATATGTATCACCGTCCGGCGAAAGGATTCTTTCTGTTGTTACGCGGCCCGGCAGAATTTCAGTAAATCCGTATAACTGAACAAAACTTCTACTACCTTCATACTCGCTGTTAAGCACTCCGGTGAGCAAATGATAATATCCGGCTATCTGTTCCATTTTAATAGCTGTTTCACTCAAGAGGAATGTTCCGGCTTGATTTTCCTTGCCAACTTTAGCATATAGATAATACTTCTTTTCGGGGTCAATGAGTGCCGGAGAATTGTATTCAGCCATATCCCAGTACTTATATTCGTCTGCCTTATGAGAAGAAGAAAGAGAACTAATGCCGAGTGTTAAATGCTGAAGGATTCCTGCCGGAGCGTTCAGTATTCTTGTGCTGGCATTATAAGTAATATTGTGAGATACCTGAACTGGATTCGTTTTTGAATTGACAAAACGGAATTGCAGGCTTTCATCACCTACAAGCAGTTGCATGGTTGAAACGGTTATTGGATTGACAGAGCCGGAGAAGTTCAGCAGTGCATCTTCAAGCATGGACATCGTTTCCTTTGCATCCCGGAACCGACGCTTAGTAAACTGCAGGGCGTCCTTATGCTTGATATCTACCTCTACTTTGTTCGTCTCAATCTTATTCAGATCACTTGAAACAGATGTACTGACTGGTTCGTTTGACAACTCTATTTCCGGAGAATATGGATTATTAATATAGCGCTTGATTCCGATCATGCGAATAAGAGAACCTTCCGGATGAAATTGCGTATCATAGAAATCAACATACCCTCCGAGTACTATTTTACCGCCTATCTCCAACCAGCGTTTTTTAGCCCAAATGCCGTCCAATGTCCCGGTAAATATGAATGCTTTATCTTCATGTTCATACAGGTATTTTGCTGCTTCCTTGAAAGCTTCCCAGCTCGCACCTGTTTGTGTGCTGTCATTACAGATATAAGCCTTCGGCAATTGCATTCCGAACACTGCGTATGTATCACCAACCTTCGGGCGCCAGACTTCCGGTTCCGGCATTGTTATCCCATCGATTTCTTGCGGAACAATTTCAAATCGACGTGCCTCTTTCTTGTCTTTCGCTTCATGGATATACTTTACTTCGAACTCCTTGCCTGTAAGCATGCCGGTTTGGAAAATGACAGTCATACTTTCTCCAGCTATGAGACAATCTTCGAAACTCAACTCTTCCGGGATGTCTTTATCTACAAAGTCAAAGAAGTTATTCTTCTTGTTCACTTCAATAACAGCACTGACAGTACCGACACGGGAAGGATAAATAGCTGTACAGTCCAGACTATCTTCCTTTGCTGTTGTAAGTTCTTTATCGGCACGCATGACACAAGTTCCATCCGCATCGGTCTTATAGATACGCGCCTTAGTAGAATCGAAGCCCTCTTCATTCTCAAATTTGATTCCATCAAATCGGATAGTCTTATTCTTTGGAAGTAACAGGTACTTAGATCCGTATGTAGAATAATCAATATTGCGATCTGTAGTTTCTACCAAAATTATTTCGGGTGGTATCTCCCCGGATTCGCGACCAACACCGACCTTAAAACCGTGGCCTTTACCATACGACAGTTTCAAAGGGCTCTCCTTGTTATACTCAACTTTACGCAGATGGATAGTCTTAATTTGTTTTCCTTCAACCGTTTCTTCAATGATCTGCCATTCTGTTTCATATAGTTCTGCAAGTTGATTGAAAGCATCAAGAATATAGGTGTGATTGTAGTTGATTACTTTTTCCGTTCCTTCAATGCAATCACCGACTTTCCAACCGGTACTCCGACGGTTCAGGTTTTCAACGAGTAGACGTAGGTGTTCATGTGGCTTGGCTGTATATGAGAATTTAATACTTCTGTCAACGGTATGACGTACTTTCCACAGCATAGCATCAGCCTCCCCAGTTTCCAGAATCAGAGTATATTCGAAGTTACGTTCACCGTTCTTCTTGAAATTGCTATCCCTCTTCAAAGAATAACGCTTCCCGTAGAAGTCACACCAGGAACCAACCGGAATTTCAAGATATCCGGGATAATCGAAATATAAAGTTAATGAGCACTCCTCCATGATAGCTTCATAAGAGTAGCTTTCATCCTTTACTTCGATTTTTATTTCCTTATCATCATTATATAAAGTTACCATGTCCTTAGAATTATATCCTAAAATATAAATGTCAAATAGAAATGTATTGAATAATAGGCATAAAAGTAAGGAAATGATAGACGAATCATTGATAAAATAATATATTACACACAACATCAACTGCATTGTCACGAAATAAATCCAAATGAAAAATATTTAAAAGAAATCACTCAAAATGTAGTTTAATTCACCTAAGTTCTCTCGG